TAATGTATCTAGAAAACGAGAAAAAGAAGTAGCTAAGATGTTGAACTCACCAGAATGGTTAGGATTAGCAGCATGAAAAAAACTAAAAAAGATCCTGTAAAGGATTATCAAAAACAATGTGTAGATCAAAGAGTATGTTTATTTTATGTTGCTGATAGAGTTAAAGGTATCTTAGAGGATAGCAAAACAGATACTCAACTTAGAAATCAATTAGAAGAGTTTAAGGATGAGTGTGTTCATAATATAGGTACTAATGAACTAATAAAAAGGTACGAATACTAATGAAAAATGGTAATGAAGGAATGTCAAATCTTGCAGAGATTGAGAATCTAAATAAACAAATCTATCAACTAAAAAAAAATATAGAGTTAGTTAAAGAAGATGCTCAAGTTGAAATAATGAGACGTGATGTACGTATTAAACGATTGGAAGATATAGATAAGAAACATCAAGATTTAAATGGTAAATTACAGCTTGAACTTACTAGGTTAAAAGGTGGTTTATGATATTTAAAAAAAGTATTAAAACACGGATAGAAGAAGCTGAAGAAGAAATTGATAATTGCAAAGAAGCAAAAATGCTATTAGATTCAGCTATTAAGAGTGATTATTTGTTTCATACACATAATTTAACTTGTCAAGAATGGATTAAAGAATATAATCAAAGAATAGAATATCTTTATAACTTTTTAGAAGGAGCAATGAATGAATGATAATAATGAAAATAGGTTAAGAGCTATGGTTGCTACTAAGCAATTAGAAGTTGATAAACTGAAACGTATAATCAGAGAAAAGGATGATATAATAAATGACAATAACACCAGACAACGAAGTAACACGCCTAGAAAAGAGGCAGTCAGGTCTACAGAGAGTAGCGTCAGCGATAAATGATTTAACTATTTATGGAATATATCCTACAAATTTTCCAAAATTAGTTAGTGCTTTAGAGCACAGTAAAGATCATCTCAAAGCTGAAATACAAGCAACTAAAAAACGTATCATTGAATTAGGTGGTCAAACTATTGAAGAAGTATATACAGATCCATTATACAATGAAGCAAATGCATTAAATGCAAAAAATAAATATACTTTAAACGAAACTCACGATGAGTGAAAAAGAATTCTGTGTAAGGTTAGGAAGCATATGCAATTGTTACTTAAAATCATACGAGCCGAAGTAACCCTTATGTAGATAGAGCCAGGTGGGAGACTGCCTGGTTCGTTAAGATGGTTTAATCTTGAGAAAGTTAATTAAATTCTATCTAGGGAATGGTTCAAAACACTTTTCCTTAAACAGAAGCCATTTGCTAATTGGTTAAAAGGTTAAATATAATATCCTTTAAAAATCCCAATGGGCAATCCAATTAGTTAGTAAAACAAATCCCATTCGCAAAAACATATGTTGTGGGATGTAAATAATGAGGCAGTGAAGAAGCCAATGCGTTTAAAAAAAAGCAGATGTTGGTAGGTAGTAACTGCCTCGTTTTAAATCCAATTTTTAGGAATACAAACTACTTCTCCAAATTCTATTTCTTTAGTATCGGGATCTTGTGAGTAAGTACCAAAGATAGTAATGTAATCATCATTATCTTCAAAAATCCAACCTTTAGTTTTAGATTCTGCAGGTTTAACTTTCTTCATTTTATCATGAGTAAGCCAACCAGTATTTGATAGGGCATCATACCATGGTAAAGATGTTGTAATTTCTTTATAGGGAAAATCAGTTACAAGTTTCTTTTTCTTTTTAGTGTAACGTTTTTTTATCACGTGCTCTCCATATATATTGATCAAATTCGTCCATAGAAGGAATTATGTGATTACCTTCTTCTTCGAAAACCAATTGTAAATATGTGCTATAGATAATAGCAAGAGCCATTGCATCAGAGGCTTTTAATGATAAATTTGGATTTTGTTCCTTTATATAATCACCAATATGATTAGGCTTCACTTCTGATAAAAATTTATCAGAGTGATAAGCTTTGTCTTTAGGGAACTTTAGTATTTTAGCCATAATTTTTACACACCTCTGGTGAGGATATTTATATTAGTTATTTGGGTTGCAGGAGAAAATCAACACTATTTAGTATCTTAGGTACAAGCTTGTTATAAACTTTAATCCATAGTTGACTATCATCATAAAAAAAATTCTTATTTTTCCACATATTGTTATAGTGATCATAGAATATACTACATATATCCATAGGATCTATATCTATTTTAGTCCAGAAATTACGTTCGGACATACCACAGTTATGCAATAAAGCATGGTGTTTAATACATAAAGGAAGTGTAAATTGATCACCAGTCTTTAAACCAAACCCTCTGGGAATGGCATAAGTTATGTGATGAGCATTACAATCAGTATGCTGACAGATAATACAAGGATTAGAAGCGACCCATTTTAGGTACTTTTTGTCCTTGATTCTTAGTTCCTTGACCTCTGATAGTGTTCCGCACTTTCGTGTAGCCATAATAAATACTTAATCTTACCAGTCCATCATGAGTTCTATGGGAAGCTCTTCGTTCTGTCAAAGAAAGAATATGTGCTATTTCAATAATACCATAATTAAACCAGCAAAATAACTTCATAGTTTGTGCTAGTTGTTTACCTATTTCATCATCACAGTCTTTAACTGCTAATGCAGCTCCAAGAGATGAAGTAATAAAATCTGTGTTAGGAAAATCAATACGATCTTTAAGTACATTACCAGTAGTACCACCCATAAGTTCACACATTAATCTATAACGTGAACCTGCCTCATATTGTTCCATAGATATGAGTTTACGGTGATACATATACATTAGTCTAGACTCTCTAATGTTTAACCAAACTTTTTTTTTATTAAAAATAGTTGAGATAAGTTCAGGTTTTTCAATTTGACGCATAAGCTATTTTATAATCTTGTAATGCTTTATCAACAAAAGACTTAAAGTTAGAATTTTTAGAATATAAATTGTGTAATCTATGAACTCTATTCATATTACATTTATGAAGTCTAGCAATTGTGCTCTTACACCCATACTTTTTTGTAGGGTGTAATAGCCATGATAATATAATAGATAAGTTGTATGAATTATATTGATCATGATTTTTAACAGAAATTTTACCTTTTAACATATCAATAGGTATGTTACAGGTAGAACTAATAAACTTTTGAACATTAATAACCATAAGGAGATAAATATGAAAATTGAATATAGACATTCTGCCTCCAAGACTAATACGTTTATTGATTCCCCACCATTTTGGATTATCAATGAATTATATGTTGGATTTGAGTCAGAACCAAACGCTAGAATGAAGATGGGATTAGCAGCGGAAGATGCTGCTCACATAGCAATGCAAGATCAAATCACTGATCCTGATACTATAATAGATATGGGAAAAGGACAATACCTAGCTGATGATATTAAAGGATCTGTAGAAGATCCTGAATGTGAATGGTCTGGAATAATAGCTAGCAAGTTTGTTGAAAACTTACGTGAGTTTGGAGAGTTAATCTCGTATCAGAATGAGAAACAAATAAGCGGAAAAAAATATGGTTTAAAATATGATGTAGTAGGCAAAACTGACTTTGAATATAAAGATGTCATAATTGATACTAAAGCAACAGCATATATTAAACGATTAAAAGCAGGTCATGTAGATCCTAAATGGTACCCTAAATTGGCAGATTTACGCCAACAGAGTTTATATAGAGAACTATTTAGTAAAGAAACAGCATTATTATACTGTTCACCAAAAGATACTCATAGTGTAGATATGGTAGATAGAGATCATTTAGAAGAAATCATAAATGGTATGAAACATATCGAGCACATATTAGATATATGCAAAACTAAAGAGGACGTTGTTCGCATATTTCCTTTGGTATGCGACAACTTTAGATGGAAGGGTACACCTACAGCTGAAGTTTTTGCAAAAGATATATGGACTAAAGCGTTGCAATAAACTATATATAGATATGCAACGAATAGGTGATATAATAAAACAAATAAACAAAAAGAGGAATATAATGGAAACAGAAACGTTTGAATGTTCACATAAAGTATCATATGCATCAAAAGAAGGTGGCGGTAAATATAGTATTTACGTTACCAAAGATGATGGTACAGATATGACTATTTATGGTGAGGCATTAGGTGCAGAAGGTTGGGCAAAAGGTGCCAGATTAAAAATAACTGCAGAAAAAGCAAAAAAAAGTAAGAATGAAAAATGGTATCAAACTGCTAAGTCAGTAGAATTACTTGAAGGCGAAGTATCTCCAGTACCTGCAAGTACCCAGGGTGCAGTAGCAAGAGATCCTGCTGCACAATGGAAAGAAAAATATAGATTAACAATGAGCAATTTATTGGCTGCATGGCTAGGCTCTGGAAAAGAAATAACTCCAGAAGTCCATAAGACAATAGATTTAGTAGTTAAAGATATATTAAATATTCAATATAATGGTGATGATACACCATTTTAATTAAAAAAATTCTCTAACACCCTCTTGGTTAGTGAATATGGGGAGTTATCAGTTAAGATTTTCTATAATTAATATCGAAAAGATAACTCCTCATAAGTAATGAAATCAATATTATTAGTCTTGCTTTTAACAACGGGAGAGACAATAATCATACCAGAAACTCTTGAAATAGGAGAGTTTTGTTCGGACAAAATAGAAGTACATACAAAATTTATAGAAAATTCTAAATATTGCGATGGTTGTAACGAACCTTGGATATTTAGATATTATCATACCAAAAATGATCATGATGAAGTAATGCAAATAGTGGTTAGTTCTTGGTGTGAATCAATAGATAGAAAACACTATATAAATTATAATATAGGAGAACCTTGTGAGGTACAAAAATGATCGCTACTTATTTAAACTAGAATTAGAATTGATGGGAATAGATACTTATGGTAAAGAAAGATTAGTAGATGATTTGTTTATAAAATATAATATGGAGGATCAAGATGATTACAGAAAAACGATTGGAAACTGCGTTAGAATTTCTAGCAGAAACAGACGAAACAAGTGCTGAAGCTAGTGCTACCGTTAAGTATTTAGATAGATTATTAAAAAGAAAGAAAGCATTATACATTACAGGTGAACAAACTTTAAAGTCTATCTCTGCTAAAGAACAAGGATTCTATGCAAGTCAAACTTATTTAAGTGCTGTTGATGAATTGTTTCAAGCAGAAGTTAAAGCTAGTACACTTGAAAATAAAAGAGATAAAGAAGGTCTTGTTATAGATCTCTTTAGAACTTTAGAAGCAAGTAGAAGAAAACATAATATTGTATGATTTATAAATTTAAAAGATGGATCTATGTACCTGCTTATACAGAAGTTTATATAACTGCTGATACAGATAACGAAGCATTAGAAACTATGAATAGCCTAGATCCTAAATCTTTATCTTATAAAGAATGTCCAATAACTGCCTTAAGAACTACATATGAAATTGTAAAAGTTCCAGATAAAGAACCATTAGAAACTACGAGAAGAACTAATGATTGATGACAACAAGTCCAGAGCTTAAATTATTTAGAGCTATCATCACACAAGCAATAGAGGATGCTATGTATAATGGAATAGAAAGATATAAAGTTATGGATAAAAGAGAATCAATTGCTTGGTTGACTTCCAACAGTAATGATTTTCAGTCTATATGTAATAGCGCTGATATTGATCCAGAGTATGCTATAATAAAATTTACAAAAGCAATGAATTTACATATGTATAAAATAACAGATTCTCAATATAGAGTAATACAAAATAAGCCAGGTCGACCGCATAAATCGCCTGGCTCATATAGATTGAAATTTTAATGTCTGATAAAGATATGTTTAAAGATATGACTTATGATACGCTAAATAAACAAGTAGATGGAAATCATTATAGAAAAATGAAAATCCAACCTGCACATTTTATTTGTGAAAATAATTTACAGTGGGCAGAAGGAAATGCCATAAAGTATATATGTCGTCATAAGTTAAAAGGAAAACGTAACGATATACTAAAAGCTATTCATCATCTTGAGATGATTCTTGAACGTGATTACGATGAGTAACTTTTCTATTATAATTCTTTTTATTTTTAACTATTGTTTGTTTAAATCTTCTATCTCGTAAAGATTTGGCTATAGGATTTCTCCTTCTAGTCGTCATCTTCCTTTGGACGTACCTTTCCAAAAATAATTTTGTAATTCAGTTTAGTTTTTTCTTCAAACTTATTACTGAATGGATTAGTAGTTATGCCTATAGATTGTCTAACATTCTCACAACCTACCACCATCACAAATATAACAATTAATATGTATCTCATTTTCCCCTCTCATCTTTTATGAACATTCCCCCCAGGTCCTTTAGGTTGATGCTTAAATGAAAAATTTGCTGATATTGATATACGTTCACATTTAGAAGTATAAGGTCCAACACTATGTGGTAACAAAG